CCGGGTTTTAGGTCTTTATCACCTAGGCTGTCAAGGCCTCATGATGAAAAATGTTAGAGGTGACGAAATGTCAGAAGCGCATACCCATTTGCGACTGCGGCCCGGCAAGCGAAGCTTTAAGAGCCGTGGCAAGCGTGGCGCATTCTTCCGCGCGTTAGACTATCGGACGGACCGCATTGCGCGGCACAATCGGGAGCTATGGGAACTTGACGAACAACGGATGGCTGATCACTTGGCGCAGGCCTCGACGCTAGCGCCATTGCCAAGCCCGCCAGTGCGTCAACGAGCGGAGCGGTAAGACATGGCCCCGTTCGCACAGACCACACTGCCCGCGCATCTAAAGCCCGGCATTGGCAGGCCTAGCGAGTACAGGCCGGAATACTGTGACCTAGTGATAGAGCGAATGGCCCAAGGTCTAAGTCTAACAGCGTTCGCGGGAACGATTGGGGTTAGCAAGCAAGCGGTTTATGAGTGGATTGGAAAGCATGCCGCGTTTGGCGACGCTGTATCCCGCGCGCGTGCAGCGCGCTCGCTTTGGTGGGAACTCAAGTTGCAGCGATCTCGGAAGGGAGCGGAGACGCAAGCCAGCATCTTCGCACTGCGGAACGCAGACCCTACGGAATGGCGAGATATCCGCAACGTGCAGCACGATCACAGCCACCGCATTGAGACGCTGACCGATGCCGAACTGTACCGGGTAGCGGCAGGCCAGACGCTTGACGATGGCATGGTAATCGATGGTGAAAGCGAGCGCGTTGCCACACGTTGACGTTCGTCAGCATGTGTTACATCCCATTGATATCATTGAGATATATGGGGGGAGGGGGAGGGGTACGCTAGGCCGGGGCCGGGGGCGGGAAAAATTTAGGGATCGAAGCATGCTTATTTAGACATCACCCCCCACATTCCCGCCCACCCCAAAAACTTCGCCCTGGCCCTTTGCAAAAATTCCGCAAAAATTTTTGTAACTTTCGGCCCCAGCCATCTCCTAAGAGATGAGAGGAAGCACCATGACCACCACCGTTAAAATCCATGTCGGCGGAAAATATCGTGCCCATGTTGCTGTCAGCCATGCGGACGGCACGCAGGAAGAACACCAGATCGACGGCGACGGCGTGGCCGGTGCCACGGGTGAACAGGCGATCACGCTGCGCCATCCCGCCGATGCGATCTTGAAGATTTCGGAAGCGCCGGTTGAGGAATGACCTTCCTCGAAACCGTCCAGGCGAAATATCCCAAGACCGAAGTGTTGTACCTCAACGGCAACATCGATGAGGCCGACATAGAGGGCTGGAACGGAATGGGCGTCGAAGTGCCGGGGCCGAAGCGCGCGGCCTATCGCTATCGTGATAACCCGATCAACCGCGAGCGCGTCGAACTGCGGTTGCTCGAATGGCTCGAAAAGAACTACCCGCATGACCAGTGAAGAAAAGATCGAAGCGCTCGGCGAGGCGCTGCTTGAGGTCGTCAACGAGTTCACCGAAACCACGCAGATGACCACCGGCGAGGTGATGGGCGCGCTGTTCTCGCTGTTCGTCGCCGCCGCGAAGTCGAGCGCGCAATATGATCCGGTTCGGCTGCGCTCGGAACTGAATGAGAAGGTCAACGAGGCGTTGCAGTGAATGGACCTTCCATACTGTAAAATCTGCGGCGAGCGCCACCGGCTCGGGCACTGCCCGGAATGGGACGAGCCGCCAAAGCCCAAGAAAGTGATCGATGCGCCCGAAACTCCCCGTGCCCCGCAAGCTGTCCAACATCATCAAGCGCAAGAAGCGCCCCCGGCGACGCCGGAAGTAAAACCGAAATTCGACAAGCGGGCCTATCAGCGCGAGTTGATGCGCAAGCGCCGGGCAGCGGCTAAAGCCCACGCCCCCGCGCCTCATAACGGCTGATCCCTTCCTCTCTCGCGACCTTCGACACATAGGCCTGTGAGCATTCGCAGCGCTTGGCGATCTCGGCGACCGGCACATTCAGCCGATAAAGCCGGATCACGCGCTTGCGCTTGCCAACCTCGAAATGTTTCGGACGTTTCGGCAGGCCCATGATCCTGGCATAGCGCAGCACCGTGGATTTGGTGCAGCCATACTGCCGCTCGATGTCGGCAACCGATTGACCATCGGAATAGGCGCTGACGATCTCGATGAAGCGCACCAGCTTGTTCGCCCGCTCGCACGGGAAATCAAGCGTCTCGCTTATCTTCGCCAGTAGTTCTTTCAGGCCCGCTGGCGCTCGCCGCGTCTTGACGTATTTCGCCGTGGTTTTCAGGGTATGCATCTGGCCGCCCATGGTCCGGAATATGTTCTCTTGCCGCCTCCTGCACCCGTTCAGCCCATCGACGCCGCGCCTTTTCTTTGCGGGCTGCATCGTCCTTGAACGGATTTCGGAATATCAGCGTGAGGACGACGTTGAGGGCCGCAAAGCCGCCAACCACCAAGAAAAGCCAATAACCGGGTTCAATCTTCATCGTCATATTCCTCGACGACGCTGGCCTTCCATTTGAAGTGCGCAATCACCTTGCGCGCCTGATCTTCCGATAGTCCGATGAAGCGCCGCGACAGGATCGGCGCGGCGCGCACCACCTTTTCGCCGTCCGTGATGAAGCCCGCCACGAAATGCGGTGCGACGACGCGGATCAGCCGCATCGGCGGCGCTTTCGTTCCTGCAAGGCTAGATGTTGCGCGATGTCCTCATTGAGTTGCGCGTGCAACAGGCGGCGGGCATCCATGCCGAACGCCGCTTCGATCTTGAATGCGGTCTCAATCGACAGCGTATAGCGACCGTGCAGAATGTAGTTGAACACCGGGCGGCTGATGCCAACCCGCTGCGCGGCCTCGCCTTGGGTCAGGTCGCGGCGCACCAATTCCGCGCGAAGCTGCGCGGGCACGTTATGCAGGATCACTTTTCGGGTGACGGGCATGGCGGCCATCCGGTATCGCCAACCCGACAGGATCGCAGGGTGGTGATCAGCCCCGTGATGACGCTGCGCGCAATCCATGCGTCAGCGGGAAGGTACGGCAGCGCCATTTCCAGCATTTGCGCGTCGCTCAAAGCGTTGTCGCCGCGAATAAATACGCCCGGCCAGTCGTCGCCGAATTGCAGCGGGCCGGTTTCGACGCGTTCGGACACGCCGGGGACTTTGGTAATCGTCGGGGGAATGATGTCAGGCTTGGTCATCAGTCCAATTCCTCCTTGGCGAACTTCAACAGCGCGTTGTGGGCGTCGATCATCCGCGCCAGCGGGCGCATGTCGGTGCGGCGCTCGGCGACCGACATCTTGTCAATCGCCTTCTGCGCATCGCGCCACTCGCGCACCAGCGTTTCGAGCTTGACCTTGGTCATGAATGCTCTAGCGCTCCATCTAGCGGGGTTGGTTCAACGATTTCATCAAGCCCGGAGGCGGTGATCTCGCAGCGCGAGCAACGCAGAAAAAGCTTGGTGCCCGCGCGCGTGAGCGAGGTGTGCATGTACGAATTGCAGCGCCGACATAGCAGGCGGAATTTATACTGTGGTGTTGGCTTGCCCTGTGTCATGACAAGCCCTTGCACGGCAGCGTCACGCTGCGCGGATCATCGCGGCGGCCCGCCGTGGTTATGAGCGCGGTGGTGCCGCACACGTCGCACTTGACGAAATAGTGGCCGACCCGCTTCGCCGGGTAGGGCAGATCGGTCCGGCAGGATTTCAGACCAACCGACGCGTCGATATCGATGCCCTTGGGATACCTGGCATCGGGCTTGGCCCTAGGCGAGCGCCCGCTGTCGAACCATTCAAACCTTAGCGTCATCGGTCAGGCTTCCATTGGGTGCGTGCGAACAGTTTCGTGAAGGTCAGGCCCGGCTCGATCTGCAATTGCCGGATCATGTCGGCGAACGAAGTATCCGGCCCGTCAACGCCAACCTCGAAATGACAGCCCGGATGCGCGGTGTCGAAATCGCGCAAGTGTTGCAGCCAAGCTTGCTGTAGTTCGGGGGGCACGGTGGCGCGCGTAAATATTTTGATCATTGCAGCACTTTCGGAAACATATCCTCGCGCCACTCGCTATCGTTCGGGATGCGCTCCCATGAAACCAATTGACCGCGCCAATGAGAAACATTGAAACGGCTGCCGCAGCCGACACATTCAATGTTCTGCGATAGCCCGCCGCACGGACCGGGCCGGAAGATGAAGCCGCGACAATCGGGGCAGTGATCCATGAAGATGTGTCCGATCTGCAAGAAGCCGCTGTTGCCCAACCACCACCACAGCGCGAATGAAGCCCGCGAGCCGCTGCGGCGGCAGGCGTCGTTAAAAATACGCTCGAAACTTCCAAAAGGCAAAACGTTCCCTGTCCGTCGCCGTTCCGTACCAACGTGATTTTACCGTGATTAGGTCAGGGATCGTGTCTTAAGAATTAATAATTACGATACTTTTTCTGCTTGCGTAATAATTACGAGCGGGTAGGCTTTTAAGCCTCGCGGGAGTAGGGATCAGCGCGGGTACGAGGCCGGGCCGGACCATCTTTAGCGGGGCGGTGCTGGCCCGGCCTCTATAAAGGGAACAATGAAGCGCACCGAAATCCGGGGCAGTTGTCCCTACTGCTACCGCCGCATGATCGCGGCGACCGATCATTTCGGGGAAGAAGCGCCGATGCACGGCGATCTCGCCATCTGCAAGGTCTGCGGCGAGGTTTCGGTTTTCGACTTCACGAGACGCAAGAACACGGTCCGCCGCCCGACTTGGCCGGAACGGATTGCCATCGAAAAAAACGTTTCTGCCATCCGCCTGCGGCAGTTGCAGGCGGTGCAAGGCGGTCTCAATGGAATTCCGCAGCGTTGTCAGCATTAGCGCCGCCCTGGCGCTGTCCCGTGAGGAACTTGGCGCTCAAATCCACGCCCGCGAGGTCGCACAAGGCTTTTCCATCGTCACAGAGGCGCGATGGTTCGATCCCGATGAATGGGACCGATGGACAATTATTTCGCAGGACGGCTTTCGCATCCGCTTGGTGGCGCTGTCGGCGGCGCATCCGCACACGGGCGCGTTCAAGCGGCTGGTGGAGCGCATCAACGGCGACAAGATGATCCCGGTGGTGGTCGAACCGAATGCCATGCTCGCCGAATGGTGCCGCAGGCACTCCTTTCGCAAGCGCACATGCGGGCAGGGCGAATTCAGGCATGTGATCTGGTATCCGAAATGGTGTTGCACCTATGCGCGTGATCGTGTGCGGCGGCCGAAGCTTCGATGATTACGAAGCGCTCGAAAGAGAGTTGGACCGGCTCCATGAGCGGCACCGTTTTACGCTGGTGATCCATGGCGCGGCGCAAGGCGCGGACACCTTCGCAGGGAAATGGGCGGCGTCACGCAAGATCGAAGTCGTAAAAGTTCCGGCACAATGGAAGCGCTACGGCAACCGCGCGGCCGGACCGATCCGCAATGCGGAAATGCTGACCAAAGCGCCCGGAATGGTGATCGCGTTTCGGGGCGGCAAAGGCACCGCCGATATGGTGCGCAAGGCGCGCATCAAGCGCGTGCCGGTGGTGGTGATCGAATAGGGAAACATCATGCGTAAGCCAGCCAAAACAGCCAAGTCAAAGCCGGACCCGATGGTGACTGAGATGCGCCGGATTGCCGATGCGATCTGCGCCGTCGCCAGCGCCTTGAAGCCACCGGGAACACCACCGACCGAACAGCCGCCCGAACAGACCGAACAGGGATAGCTCATTGCTTTCAGCGGAAAGGGCTGCGTCCGAAATCATTCGGCGCAAGCAAATCCGCACGTCGCTAGCGAAGTGGGCTGAATTCAACGGGTTCGTCCCGGCGCGGCATCATCGGATGCTGATCGAACATCTTGAGGCCGTGGCGCGCGGCGACATCCTGCGGCTTGCGGTGTTCATGCCGCCCGGCAGCGCCAAAAGCACCTATGCGTCGATCCTGTTTCCGTCCTGGCTGTTGAGCCAAGACCCCAAGGCGATGTTCCTTGCGGCGTCGCACACCACCGAACTCGCCGAACGCTGGGGCCGCCGCGTTCGCAATCTCATTCTTGACCATGCGTCGATCCTGAATATTTCACTGTCGGAAGAACAGGCGGCCGGACGCTGGGGCCTCGCCCAAGGCGGCGAGTACATGGCGGCCGGTGCCAATGTCGGCATCGCCGGTTTCCGCGCGAAATATGGCTTGATCGATGACCCAATCCGATCCCGACAAGATGCAGATAGTTTGCTGGTTCGTGATCGGATTTGGGACTGGTATCTTAACGATTTCCGTCCTCGCCTTATTCCTAATGCCCGTCAGGTACTAATTCAGACCCGCTGGCATGAGGACGACCTAGCCGGGCGCTGTCTCAATCATCAAAAATGGGAAGTGCTGTCGCTACCGGCGTTCGCCAAGGTGGATGATCAGCTAGGCCGCAGCCTCGATGAACCGTTGTGGTCGGATGACGATTACGGCTATGGCGCGCAATTGCTTTCGCTGCGGGACACCACGCCGCCGCGCGTGTGGAGTGCGCTCTACCAGCAATCCCCCGCACCCGATGAAGGCGATTACTTCAAAGAGGATTGGCTGCGGCCGATTGATATCCTGCCCGCGCAAGCCAATCTGCGGACCTACGGCGCATCCGACTACGCGGTGACGGCGGACGGCGGCGACTACACCGTGCATGTGGTGTTCGGCGTCGATCACATGAACAACCTTTATCTGCTTGACGTGTGGCGCGGCCAAAAGTCGGCGGATGTTTGGGTTGAGGCATTTTGTGATCTGGTCGCAAAATATCGGCCGCTCGCGTGGGCGGAAGAAAATGGCCAGATCAAATCCGCCATCGGCCCCTATCTCACCAAGCGCATGAGCGAGCGGCGCGTTTACGTCAACCGCGAGCAATTCCCGACACGCGGCGACAAGTCGATCCGCGCGCGCTCGATCCAGGGCCGCATGGCGCTTGACGGCCTGTTCTATCCGAAGCGCGCGCCGTGGGTTGCCGACTGGCTGGCAGAGCTACTGAATTTTCCGGCGTCGAAGCACGATGACCAATGCGACGCGATGGGCCTTGGCGGCCAACTACTCGACAAGATGGTGAAGGGCCGCGCCGGGGCAGAGCCCTCTTTCAAATTGCCTGACGATGGCTACCGAAAACGGGAGCGTAAAACTGTGGACCCGATGACGCTATGATCACGCTTGAAGCCGAACGCACGGGCGAGGACAGCTACACCGCTGACAACGCACCGAAGCTGACCGTCCGGCGTCGCGAATTTGAGGACTATGCTTCTGTCAAGGCGCGCGAGATTGATGAACAGCGCGGCGCATGGCGCTACTACCATATCGACCAATGGTCGCCCGCACAGTTGAAAGTGCTGTCCAAACGTCATCAACCGCCGATCACATTTGACCGCACCGGGCGCAAGATCGATAGCCTGTCGGGCACCATTCGCCGCTTGCGCACCGATCCGAAAGCCTACCCGAACACGCCACGCGGCGAGCAAGGCGCGGAGGTCGCCACCCAAGTCATTCGCACCATCAACGACGCGTCGTTCGCCGAAGATTTGGAAGTCGAATGCTGCCGTGACGGCTTGATCCACGGCATCGGCGTTGACGAGTTGGTGCTTGGCACGGGCGACAAGGGCGATCCCGATTTGCGCTTTGCCTATGTCGATCCGAAAACTTTCTTCTATGATCCGCGAAGTCTGCGGACCAACTTTGTCGATGTCCGGTTTCATGGCGTCTACAAGTGGGCCGATATCGATGAACTCGACACGCTGGCGGAAGGTGCGTCCGAAAAGGTCAAGGAAGCCTTTGACAATGACGGCGGCTACTGGACCGCGTTCGATACCGACCGCGAAAATCTCTGGATCGATAGCCGCCGCCGCGTTCGCCTGATCGATCATTGGTACAAGCGCGGCGGGATGTGGCGCTGGTGCCTGCACACGGGCAACGTTGAAATCATGAGCGGCGAAAGCCCGTTCCGCAACGAACGCGGCATGTCGATCTCGAAATATAACGCGTTCGCCAACATGATCGATATCGATGGCGACCACTACGGTTTTATCCGGCGCTTGCGTGGCCCGCAGGATGCGATGAACCAACATCGCTCCAAGGCCATCCACATCATGAACACCCGGCAGATCAAAATTCAGGAAGGCTCGGTTGACGATGTGGAAGTCACCCGGCGAGAGGCAGCTAGGCCAGATGGCACGCTGGTTTATCGCGGCGACAGCAAAAATCTGGAAGTCATTCAGCCGGAAAGCGAGTTTCTGCAACAGACCAAATATTACGAAGACGCCAAAAGCGAAATCGACAGTTTCGGACCCAACCAACAGTTGATCCAGGAATTCGGGCAGAACGTTTCCGGCCGCGCCGCGAACATGCTGCAACAGGCCGGGCTCGCCGAACTAGGTCCGTTCCTGAAAAATTTCCGGATGTGGAAGCTTGAACGCTACCGCATGGCGTGGGTTGCCGCGCAAACCCATTGGACCGCAGAGCGCATGTTGCGCGTGACCGATGACGAAGGCGTGGCGCAATTCATGCAGATCAATGGCGTGGGCTTCGATGAGTGGGGCCGCCCGCAGTTGGTCAACATGCTCGGCAACATCGATGTTGAAATCAAAGTCGATGAAGGCCGCGACAGCGAAACCGTCATGGGCGACATTTTCGAATTGCTGATGGGCCTGTCACAGAACAACGTGCCGGTGCCGCCTGCCGTGATCATCCAGGCATCGGGCCTGCCGCTGTCGGAAAAGAAGAAGCTGATCGCGATGCTGTCGCAGCCCGATCCGGCCAAGGAAGCCGCGCAACAGGCGATCATTCAAAAGACGCAGGCCGAAGCCGAAAAGCTTCATGCCGAAGCGGGCAACGCGCAGACCAAGGGCTTGCTCAATCTCGCCAAGGCGCGCACCGAAGGCATGCCCAACAGCGAGCCACCGGAGCAAAAAGGCCCGCTCGATCTCATGCAACAGATTGCGGATATCCGCGAAACCGAAGCCACCGCCGAACACAAGCGCGCGTCCGCGCAATCGTTGCGCGCCAAGGACGATCTGTCGCCGCTGCAATTGCTCGCCAATCATTCGCAGCAAAGTTCGGAACGGTTCTCGACCAACATCAACAAGATCGCAGATCGCGGTTTTGAGCATTTCCACCGCACGCGGGACCGTGAGGAAAAGGCCCGCGACCGCGAAGCCAAGTTGCAGGCCGCGCGCGAAAGGCCGCGACCTTCATCGAAATAGTTTCGTCTGCTCGGCACGATAGCCCGAGTTCGTTTCGCCCGTTGACGACATAACGGGTTCGTTTGCTCGGCACGATAGCGCGAGTTCGTTCGCAGGACACGATAGTTCCGCAGGAGACCATGACATGACTGACGTGACGCAAGGCGCTGACGCGCCTGACGACAATGCGTTGTTCAATGATGCGACTTCCGCCACCACGCTCGACAAGTTCGAAAATCCCGAACTACCCAAGGCCGAACCGCCAGCGCCGAAGGCCGATGCACCGAAAGAAGGTGATCCGCCGAAGCCTGCCGATCCGCCACGGGACGATGCGCAAATTCCTGCGCAGCGATTGCGGGAGGAAAGCGAAGCCCGGCGACGGGTAGAGCGTGAGCGGGACGAGTTGCGGGCTCGGGTTGATGCGCTGTCGCGGCCACCGCCGCCAGCGCCGCAGGACGCGCCGCAAAAAGTCGATCTGTTCGAAGACCCCGAAAGGTTCGTTGATCAGAGACTAAAGCCGTTCCTTGAACAAATCCGTGCGGACTTTCAAAGCCAGCGTGAAGCGATGTCGCTCGATTGGGCGCGGCGCAGTCACGGGGTTGAGACGGTTGATGCCGCGTATCAGGCCATGAAAGAGGGCATGACACGCGGCGAGCCGAACGCTTGGGAAACCTACAAGCGAGCCATGGGCAGTCACGATCCGTATGGCGTCATCGTTGGATGGCACCGCGACGGTGAAGTGCTGCGCACGACTGGCGGCGATCTCAATGCGTACCGCGCGCGCGTTCTCGAAGAAGCACTCAAAGACCCCGAATATCAGAAAAAGGTTTTTGAAGCTGCGAAAGGTCAAGCGGTAGCGACCGGCAACACGGTCGCGCGCCCTGTCAAGTCATCGGTCGCCTCTAGTCCATCGCTCGGCAACTTTGGAGCGGGAGGCGGTGACGACACCGTTGTTGAGCCTTCTGACGAACAATTGTTCCGGGCCGCAGTGACAGCAAAGCGGCGCTAAAAATAGGGCATCGCGAGAGCGAGCCCGTGCGCCGCTACCCCAAGGGGTACGGCCATGCTTACTTCCAATCACGTCCAAAATGAACTGATCAAATTCCGCCGTCAGGTTATTTCCGATTTCTTGCGGCGCTCGCGCTTCGATCCCTTCATGGGCGATAGCTCTACCTCGGTCATCGTTCGCATGGCCGATCTCGAAAGCGACGGCAAACAGGTCAACGTTCCGCTCGTCAACCAGCTTTCCGGCGACGGTGTTGGTGCCGGTACGCTGCGCGGCAATGAGGAACAGCTTGACAGCTACGGCTTCCCGCTGTGGTGCGATTGGGGCCGCAACGCGGTTGCCAACAACCGCGCATCGAACAAGGAAAGTTCGTTCAATGTGCGGTCCACCGCGCGCGATCTGTTGCGCGGCTGGGCGCGGCGCATCGTTCGTGACGATCTGGTTGACACCCTGTTGTCGATCCCGACCGCTACCATCCAGCCCGGCCGCTTGCAGGCACCGGGCAATCGCGTCAACGGCATTCGTTGGAGCGCTGCCACCACCGCGAACAAAAATTCGTGGGTCGCTGCGAACTATGACCGCGTGCTGTTTGGCGCGCTGGTCGGCAACTATACCCCTGGCGGCACCTTCGCGTCCGGCATGGGCAATATCGACACCGCCGCCGACAAGATGACGGCGGCTATCGGCTCGCTCGCAAAGCAGTTGGCGAAACAGTCGGGCGTGTCACCGCAGAACCCCGGCCAGTACAACGGACGCCCCAAGATCACGCCTTGGGAATTGCCCGATCTGGACGAGGAACTTTATGTTTGCTTCCTCGGTGATCGGGCCTTTGCCTCGTTGCAGGCGGACCCGGTGATGTATCAGGCCAACCGTGATGCTCGCGCTCGGGAAGGCAACCCGGAAAACACCAACCCGATTTTCA